ATGGACATGGCAAACGACAAATGGCAGGAAGATTTCCTGCCAGTCATCGAGGCGAGCCGATACAAGAATCTGCTGCCGACAAAAGGCGAGGGCTCACGCGGTGGTCAGGTCAAGCGCGGCATCAGTTTCCGCAACGGTGCGACGATGCGATTCATGACAGCGGGCGGCAACGACAAAAAACGATCTGCCTACACGTCGCGAGTTGTTGCAATCACTGAAGTGGACGGGATGGACGACGCGAGCGAAAGCAGTCGTGAGGCAGATAAGATTGAGCAGATTGAGGCCCGGACCGGGGCATTCGGGCGTCGCGGTAAACGGATCTATCTGGAGTGTACAGTCTCGATTGAGCGGGGCCGGATTTGGCAGGAAATCAGCAACGGCACCAATTCAAAGATCGTTCGGCCATGTCCTCATTGCGGCGAATTCGTGGCTCCGGAACGGGAACATTTGATCGGCTGGGAGGAAGCGGAATCGGAAGAACACGCGGCGCAGATCACAAGCTTTCACTGCCCCGCATGCAGTGAGATCTGGACGGATGAAGACCGCATCCAGGCGGCGAAAGACTGTACGCTGATCCACGGAGATCAAACGATTTCAAAAGCTGGGGAAGTGTCTGGGAAAATCCCGCAGACTCAGACGCTAGGGTTTCGCTGGTCCGCGATCGACAATCCGTTTGTCACTGCGGGAGACCTCGGCGCGACTGAATGGCTGGCGTTCAAGTCGCGCGATCACGAAAACGCTGAGAAGAAAATGCGCCAGTTCATCTGGTCGCTGCCGTACGAGCCACCGGACATCGAGCTGACTCCACTGGATGCTGAGGACATTGAGCAGCGATCCAGTCAGCTTAAAAAAGGCGTCGTGCCTGATGACGCGATGGCTATCACGATCGGCATCGACACAGGCAAGCGGGCGTTGCACTGGACAGCGGTTGCAATCGGTCCGGATGGCAGCGGGCGAGTGATCGAGTACGGCAAACAACCAGTGGCAGCGGACAAACTCGGCGTGCGTCGTGCGCTGGTCGAGGCGTTGATTGAGTTGGGCGAATACTTCGACAGCGGCTGGAACAAATCCAACGGTCAACTAGTCAAGCCGTCACAGGTGTGGATCGACTCAGGCTGGCATGAGCACACGGACGCGGTCTACGAATACTGCGCGACGGCAAACGCGCAAATGAAACTGTCGGTAGGCTCAGAGATCTACCGGCCATCGAAGGGTTACGGCGAAGGGCAGCGACGCACGACGCGATACCTTGCACCGTCCGGCAAGAAAAAAGGAATGCGATATGTCGGCAACGAATTTCACATCGCAAAAGTTATTCGAAACGGTCGCATACTTCCGGGCGTGGCGCTCGTCCACATGAACGCGGACCACTGGAAATCTGAACTGCATCAGCGGCTACTCATGCCGTCAGAAGAACCGTTGGCTGTCACGTTGTATCAGGCGGCGAGCTTCTCCGAGCACCGTGAGTTTTCGAAACATCTGACGGCAGAAAAACAAGTCGAGAAATTTATCGATGGTCGCGGCACTGTGATTGTCTGGGACCGTATCGACCGTAACAACCACTGGCTGGACTCGACGTATTCGTCGATCTGTGCTGGCGACGCGGTCCTAACGATGAGTGAAAAGCGTCAACGTCAAAGTGTTCCGATGTCGCTCCGTGAAATGGCGGGCGGCAGGAATGGATGAGCCAAGGAAATCGCTTATGGAGATGGCATTGCAATCACTCGGCGAAGAACGCAAGACGGGCGGCGGCTTATCCTGCCCTAGTTGCGGGTGTCGAGACATGCGTACATATGGCACGATTCCGGGCCACGCTTCGACGTTCCGTTACAAGCAATGTCGACATTGCGGGGGCAAGGTGTACACTGTTCAGGAGCCCGAAAAAATCATTCGCAGCGTCGGTGAAACTAAGGATTAAATAAATGAAGTATGGACTATCAACTACCGAATGTGCCAAAGTGCTGTCTCTGCTGAGCAAGGCGGCCGCCGCAGTGCCATTTCCAAGCGGGCTAGAACTGCGGCACATGTTGATGCAACGGCATCAGCAAAACCTAGGAGTGTTTCGGTTTGTCACCCTTGGGTGGTGGCGTGCGTTTTTTTCATAACACTGGTTGACAACACCTAGCACAGCCGATACTGTTCTCACGTCGGCAGGCTAGTGTCGCAACAATTGAGCAACCGTGAGCAATCGCGGCAAGGAAAACCGCCCGCAAGTCTAGCCGCCTGCGAGGCGGTTTTTTCGTGGAGAGTTTTCAAATGAAGCGTTTTCAATTTACACTGACAGGGTTTATGCCGCTGTTAATGCACGCGGATAACATCGAAGGTGCGGACGAGCTGAAAGACTGGCGGAAATCCCCGATCAATAAAGCGATCACGGTGGCGGGTGACGACCGTTCGCCGGGCTGGACATGGCAGACGTATTGCTACCATGACGGCGAGCATATCGTGATGCCGTCTGAGAATATTATGGTGGCCTTGAGACAGGCGGGCGCTCAGATGATCCTGAAACGGCAGAAGACATTCAAGGAAGCCACGCAGAGCGGATTGCTGATTTCGAATGAGGCCTGCGAGTTCCGCAACGCCGGGAAGCAAATCAAGTGGGCTGACCTGGTCGCAATGCGTGAGTTGCCGTTTGCCCAGCAGTCAGCGGCTTGCAAAAAGATGGGCTTCGATTTGTTTGTCAAGCGGGCACGGGTGGGGACCTCGAAGCACATCCGCGTTCGCCCGAAGTTTTCTCAATGGACGGTGACCGGAACTGTCATGGTTCTAAAGCCTGAGATCACGCCAGAGGTCCTGCAGCAGTTGTTCGAACTGGCGGGCAAAGCTGGCCTTTGTGACTGGCGACCAGCGGGGAAGACTCCGGGGCCTTACGGTCAGTCGGATGCCGTGGTCACTGAGATCTAATTCAAGACAGGGCTTGGCCAGGCAAGGCCGGGCTTGGCCAGGCAGGGCATGGCGCGGCTCGGCATGGCGAGGGCACCAACGGTGCATGGTGGCGTATCCGCGATTTCTGGCGAGGCATGGCTGGGCGTGGCGAGGCGAGGCAAGGCTAGAGCAGGGCGAGGGCACCAACGGTGCATGGTGGCGTATCCGCGATTCAAGACAGGGCTTGGCGGGGCGAGGCTAGGCTGGGCTTGGCAAGAGCATGGCGAGGGCACCAAAGGTGCAATGGTGGCGTTACGCGATTTGCGGCCAGGCGAGGCCCGGCGTGGCGAGGCAAGGCTAGAGCAGGGCGAGGGCACCAACGGTGCATTTACAATTTACAATGTCCAATGCGAAAGGCGGACGAAAATGACAGAGCGAAAACAATTTGAAGAAGATCCAGAGATTGCAGCACGCGTGGAGCTGCTGAAACTCGGGACCAGTGACTACAGCCGGGGGCATGTCCTGTTGTGGGAAGTTGCTGAGGGTTTGCTGGGGCTTGACCGCAACGATGAGAAAATGAAATACGCGGTGCTGAAGTGGAGGAAATACGTTCACCGCGAATTGCGGATTGAGACGTGGGCTATCCCAGGCACCGGTGTTAAATTGCTGACCGAGGCAGAGCAGATTGAGATGCTGCCACAGAAGCGGGCGCGGCGTGCCTATCGGCAGCACGGGCTGATTCTGCGGTCCCTTCGCAACACGAATCTAGCCAACCTCACGGATCATCAGCGGCGGATTGCGGCAGCCGTCAACGAGCACAGCCGGGCGGCGAGGACGGCGACGAATAAAGTGACGAACACAACTCGCGGCAAAATCCCGAACGATCGGCAGGCGTTGATTGACCGGGCGAGACGGATCGCTGAAGAACAGAAGATTCGATAATTCAAGACAGGGCTCGGCGGGGCAAGGCGAGGCCAGGCTTGGCATGAGCAAGGGCACCAAAGGTGCATGGTGGCGTATCCGCGATTTCTGGCTCGGCAAGGCAAGGCACGGCGGGGCGGGGCAAGAGCTTGGCGAGGGCACCAATGGTGCATGGTGGCGTTACGCGATTCAAGACGCGGCTTGGCCTGGCTGGGCTAGGCGGGGCAAGAGCAGGGCAAGGGCACCAACGGTGCAATGGTGGCGTATCCGCGAGTTTTGGCGGGGCGGGGCGAGGCGGGGCCTGGCGAGGCGCGGCTTGAGCAAGGGCATGGGATTCAACGAATCAGGAAAGGCAGCACGTAACCCGTGCTGCCTTTTTTCGTAGACTTTCCACAGGTAGAATCAACACTCCCTAGGACGTTAGGGGACCGCTGATTGTCTGTCATGATTATGTCATGGCAGCACCCGAAACAATCAGCGAGGCGATCACGCAGGCAGCTCTCGGCCCCAAACGGTCGAAAGAAGCAGGCCGCGAGATTGAAGAGCACGACATGGATCAGCTTATCAAAGCTGACAACCACGTCACGGCCAAAACTGCGGCCAGCAAAAACCACATGGGCTTGCGGTTCGGCAAAATCGTACCACCGGGGGCAGGCTAATGTACGCCACCGTCGGGTCGATCAAGCTCAAGGAATCGCCACGCGACCAACGCACATTCAGCGGCGACGCGCCCCCGATCCGTGCGCGTTTCGACGCCGCGCAGACGACAGACGAATACAAAAACTACTGGGCAGCGTCTGACTCACTGGATGCCGATTCTTCGGCGTCGCGTGGAGTGCGCAACAAACTGGTCAGCCGCTCGCGGTATGAGATTGGAAACAATGCGTACGTCGATGGCATGGTCCAGACGCACGCAAACTACACAGTCGGCGTCGGCCCGTCCCTGCGGATGATGACAGGGTCGAAAATCTTCAACGCCCTAGTCGAGAAGCAATGGAAGAGCTGGGCCAAGGCTGTCAAATTGCGCCGCAAATTGTGGGCGATGTCTCACGCGAAAATGAGTGACGGCGAATCGTTTGCAGTTCTGAAAGGCAATCCTGGCAATCAGCATCCGGTCAAGCTCGACCTGTCGGTGATCGAAACAGAGCAATGCCAGACGCCATACCTTGACGTCGGCATCGAGGGCTACATTGACGGCATTCGATTTGACCAATACGGAAACCCAGTCTGGTACGACATTCTGCCCTATCACCCTGGGGCTCAGTGGTATCACACACAATGGGAAGCCGAAGAGGTCCCTGCGAATCACGTACTGCATTGGTTTTCCATGCGGCGCGGCGGTCAGCATAGAGGACTGCCCGAGCTGAAGTCTTCGCTCAACTGCGGGGCGTCTTCGCGTCGCTGGCGTGAGGCAACACTTGGCGCTGCGGAATCAGCAGCCGACATTTCCGTGCTGCTGAAAACTCAGATGTCACCGGATGACGGTGCAGACCTTGCGGCACCATTCAGCGCGATCGAATTTCAGAAACGAATGATGGTTGCTCTGCCCATGGGCTGGGACGCCGGGCAAATGAAATCCGAGCACCCGAACGCAACGTACGAAGCGTTTCATCGTGCTCAGGTCAGCGAACAAGGTCGGCCGAAAAACATGCCGCACAATCTCGCGGCTGGTGATTCGTCTGACCATAACTTCGCGTCGGGAAAACTCGATTTCCAGCCGTATTACATGCAGCTTGACGTCGAGCGATCAGACGGTTCTGACCTCGTTCTCGACCCGTTGTTTGCTATGTGGTTCGAGGAAGCATCGCTTCGGTTTGGATGGAATCAGATACCGGGACAGCAGCCGGAACATAGTTTCGATTGGCCATCACATCCAGTCGCTGACGAAGGTGCCAAGGCGGAAGCCAACGCCGTGCGTCTCCGCAGTGGGCAGGCCACGTTGTCGACGATCTACAGCGAGGATGGACTAGACCTAGACGACGAGCTGCCGCAGATGGCCCGTGACTATGGCGTCGACGAATTACAGATGCGGACGATCCTGAAAAACGCAATTTTCAACGATCGCGGCGCGTTGGCGTCGATGGCTCAGGCAGCAAACCAAGCCGCAAACATCAACACCGAAAAGGCTTCGACAAATGCGGAAGCGTAAACGATACACGCCGATCAAGGCATCCGCAAAAAACGAACTCAAACGATTCGTGATGGATGCTGACGTTGAGATTATCGCAGGCTCGGAATCCGCCGACGGCAAGCCATCAATTCCGACGTTCCGCATTGTGGCGTACAGCGGCGGCGAACTGCGAACCGCAGAGTACATCAGTAAATTTGGGATGCCTGTCGTCATCGACCTTGCGGGCATCAGTTACTCGACATCGATCACGGCAAACATGGATCACGACGCAACCAAACGGGTTGGCCATGTGACGGAAAAAATCAACGACGGTCGGCAGTTAATTCTGGCGGGCATCGTATCGGGCACTGGCGACTCGGCGAAAGAAGTCGTCGACAACGCAGCCAGACAATACCCCTGGCAGGCATCAGTTGAGGCAATCCCGACTGGCCCGCTCGAAGAAATCAAGGCCGGGAAATCGGTCACCGTAAACGGTCGGGCCATTGCAGGTCCGGTACTAATTGCTCGCAAGTCGCGTTTGTATGGCGTTGCGTTCTTAGCCCGTGGGGCAGACGAGACGACATCAGTTTCAATCGCGGCGAGTGCCGCAGAACTAAAGGAAATCGACATGAAATTTGAAGAGTGGATCATTGCATTAGGTTTTACCGCCGACGATCTGACACCAGTTCAGACGACCAAGTTGCAGGCAAAATATGACGCTGAGATCACAGATACGGGGTCACCTCCCGACGTCAAGGCTGGCGCGGACAACAGTACAGCATTTGACTTCGATGCGTTGCGAATGGCGTTCGCAAAAGCCGACCTGTCAATTGACGCGGCGGCTTCCGAGTACGCTGGCAAGGTTACAACCGAAGACCTGAACGAGATCAAGGCGGCCGGAATGGTTGCTGTGTCGAAGCTCAAACGATCGGCATTGGATCAAGAGTGGGCACCTACTCGATTCGAAGTTGAGGTAATCAAAGCGGAGTATTCAATGCGTGCCGACTTGCTGACTGTAGGCCGCCCACGCGGGCCAGCAATTCACTCCGGTGACAACACGTACAGCGGCGAAGTCATCGAAGCTGCTGCGTGTACAGTGCTCGGACTGGACGTCGAAAAGACTTACACTCCCGAGGTGCTGGACAAGGCACACAAGAGCTTCCGCAACATCGGCCTGCAGGAAATGTTTATCAGTGCGGCGATGGCGAACGGCTACAGCGGCCGCCAGCGGGTCAACACTGACAACCTGAAAGACGTACTCAGTTATGCGTTGCCGAATTCTCCGATTCATGCGGCGGCGTCAACGACTTCGCTTTCCGGAATCCTGAGCAACATTGCGAACAAAATGTTGCTGGCTGGATTCATGGAAGAGGATCAAACGTGGCGTGAATTTGCGGACGTCAAGAGTGTTTCGGATTTCAAAACTCATACCAGCTATCGCATGTTGGATGAGATGGAATACGAAGAGCTTGGACCGAACGGCGAGATCAAGCACGGTAAGGTCGGCGAAGAAACATTCACGCGATCGGCTGGCACTTTCGCCAAAATGTTCGCGCTGACTCGAACCATGCTGATCAATGACGACATCGGTGCTTTCGATGATCTCCGAACCCGATTGGGGCGTGGGGCGTCGCAAAAATTCCGCAAATTGTTCTGGACGAAATTCATGGACAACTCGGCGTTTTACACTGCCGGGCGAGGAAACTACTTCACCGGTGGAACCACGAATCTTGCTGTCGATGGCGTCGGATTACAGACCGGCATCACGGCTTATCGTAAGCTGAAAAGCGGCGACAAAAAGCAGGTCGGCGTCGGAACTCTTGGGGCTCCTCGCAAATTGCTGGTACCGCCCGAGTTGGAGTTTGTCGCTGAAAAACTGTTTGTCTCGGGCAACCTGAGCACGCTTCAAGACGACAACATCCATCGCAATAAATATCAACCGTACGTCGTCAACGAGCTGTCCGACAGCACATACACCGGCAACTCAGCCACCGCGTGGCATCTGTTCGGGGACATGCTCAGACCGATGGTTGTGTCATTCCTGAACGGTCAGCAGAACCCAACAGTTGAATCTGCAGACGCTGACTTCAACACGCTTGGCGTCCAGTTTCGTGGGTACCACGACTTTGGAGTCGATCAGTCTGAATGGCTGTCCGGAGTCAAGAGCAAAGGCGCGGCATAACGGTGCCGGGTTCGTTCTGTCCGTCTTTTAATTTTCACAAAGGTACACTGTCATGACAATCAATCTATCCACTGAGCGCTACGCCAGTGACGACAAATCGACTTACACGCCAGGCTCGGCGACCACGGCAGGCACTCCGGTGCTGCTGGGCAATGGCCTGGTCGGAATTCCCCCCAACGACATCGCAGCGGCTACGCTCGACGAGCTGGACGTCAACGGATTGTTCCGAGCGTGGGGCATCGCCTCGCAGGCTTGGGCAGTCGGCGACACTGTTGGTTGGGATGCTGACGCTGATCCGCTGAACGGCACGGCAGGCACAGGAGCCTACACCAAGACAGTCGCGAACTGGAATTTTCTAGTTGGTGTCGTCGAGGTGGCCAAGGGCGCGACTGACGAAATGGGCGTCGTCCGGTTGTCTGGATCTCCGAGCCCAATTCCATCGGGTGCCAAACAGGCAATCAGCGGTGCAGGTGCAATCGACGTTGTGAGTTATTTCACAGCGTGGACAACCACCGGAGCACAGGCCGGAACTCTGGCTGACGGAACTCACGTCGGGCAGCTGAAAGAGATACAGCTTATCGTCGACGGCGGCGATGGCACGCTAACGCCCGCGACCTTTGCGGACGGAACGACCATCACTTTTTCCAATGCTGGCGACAACGTGTTGCTGCGGTGGACTCCGGATGGATGGACAACGCTGCGAAGCGTCAACTATGCAACCGGTGCCGGGGCTACTCCTGTAATTGCTTAAGTGTAACCAATGCCATCACGTTTCGAATCACGCTTCCATGATGTCTCCACCCCCAAACTGGAGCGTGAATTCGGCGTGTTGGTACGGTTCGCTCGCGGCGTCTATGCCTCCGCAGAATTCACTGCGAGGCGTAGCGACCGAGTGTACAACGTGGTTGATGGCTACGGGATCGCAATACAGATCACCATGCGTGATTTTGTTTTGCCCGTATCCACAACACTGATTGACAGCGACGCAGTCGAGCCGCGCACTGGCGACCGGATTGTTGAAGGCGACGAAGTGTTTGAGATCCAGCCACCAGATGAACGCAGTCCATCCGTGGAGTTGCTGGCCGGGTCATTTGAATATCTTTGTCATACGAAACGAATTGAATCATGAACGCTGTTCCGGTTTTACTTTCTGACGCTCTAACTACGGTGATCAACACCGCAGTGACGGCTGAGGAATTCGAGACGCTTGGCTTCACGGCCGAGCGATCGTACCCGGACTGGGATGATGATTTCAGCGACCTGAAATCCTTGGCTGTTGATGTCGTTTACGTCTCCAGTGCTGACGCTGCAGGAGACGAAATCGAACTCGATTCGTACGGCACGATCGACACAACGCCAGCCGTCGATATCTCCGTCCGCAAACGGTTCGGCCATGCAGACCGGGCAAGGCCGGGCGCATCGACAGGACGAATAAGCAACACGGCAATCGACCCGCTCGTCCGTTTGGTTGAGCAACTTTACGAAACAATGACTGCCGACCGAATCACGGCAATCGAACTGGCCGCAGGGATCTCTGCGAACTGGATGGAGACATCTGTCAGAACGTATTGCGATTACGGCAGGCTGAGACAAGGCAATTTTCTGGGCGTGATTCGCGTGCGGTTTGACGTGTCGAGGGCCAACGGATGATCGGTTCACGAACGACAACTGAAACACGGTTTGACCGGATCCGAAAAGCGGCAGACAAATCAGTGTTTCGCAACATTCGGCACGCTGCGTTTTCGATTCGGAAATACATTCGCCAGTCGATCAAGCGACAACGGAATTCGTCTGCTGTCGGTGATCCCGTCGCGACTCGCGGCAAAAGAAGCAACGTAAAAAACTCAATTTTCGTCGCTGCAGATAAAGAGACAGCACTGATTGGCCCGCGTCATTCCTTCGTCGGCAAGTCGATGGAACTTCATGAGTTCGGAAAAGCACGCGGCGGACAACGATTCAAAGAGCGGCCAACATCAGGGCCAGCACTCACGGCAAACACAGACCGATTTGCAAACTCATTTGCCGGTTCCATCGGCGAGTAAAAGGAAGAGACGATCATGGCTAAATTAATGGGCTACCAGGGCGGTTTGTTTTACGGAACAAAAGGCTCGGAGGCGACCACCCGAATCAGCGCTCGCGTCGACGTGTCTTACGAAATCAGCGTCGAGACTGGATCGACCACAGCAGCGGGGGCAGGCACCGCCGTCCCTATCAACACCGGCGAGTCGACTGCGCTGACGCCGTCGATCACCTGGAACATGATTGTCGCGGATGACAGCAGTGCAATCGTCGCATTGCTGGCAGCAGCTGCGACAGGCGCTGCAATTGCCATCAAATATGTGCGGGGCAGTGGATTGCTAGGGTTTGACTGTGACTGCGTGTTGAGCGTAACACAGGGCAGCCCGCTGAAAGGCGAAGCGACGATCGATTTCAAAGTTGAGGTCGTGTCCAGCAGTGACCGCGAGCCGATCTTGAACGCATAGTTTCCAGTCCACATCACACACCGCACTGAGGTTATCAGATGGCATCTATCACACACTCACAGACAATCAGCGGGGGCGGAATCATCATCCAGTCACCGCCTGTCGTCCGCACGAACTCCGGGTCAATCGGCCTTGAGGACTCACTGGCAATCGCCAAGGTGGGCACGCTGACGACCCGGACTGATGACAACACTGGCACGCTCACGATGGCTGCCAGTCACGGAATCACTACCGGGCAAATCGTCGACATCTACTGGGCCGGTGGCGTGCAGTACAAGGTGACTGTAGGCACCGTGTCGACCAACAGCGTGCCGATTGATCTCGGCAGCGGTGACGACCTGCCTGCAGCAGATACAGCAATCACGGCAGTTGTCCACAAATCAATCAACCTAGTGATCGACGGCGACAACGCGAAACTGATTGCAGTCGTGGTTGAGACTACGGACACGACGCTGAGAACAGCCGCGCACGTGCAGCTGAACGACGTCGGGGATGCTGAGATCGCGGAACTTGACCTCGTCACAAACGTCCTGCAGGTGTGGGACATTACAGGAGGTTCGGCGAACCCGTTCACTGGCAATCCCGTCACGTATTTACTCGCCACTCAAGGCAGCTCAAGCACTACGCAAGCGTGGACGCTGAAGGTCGTTGGCGTGCAAGACGCTTCACCATAACGGAGGTTCGACCGTGCGATTGAAATCAGATGAACAGCGTGTATTGGCTGGCAATACGGACGGGATCAAACCTGACCGTTTGCAGTCGATTCGTAAAAAGTTGATAGCCTCTAAACTTCTCAAACCAGAAACAGAAAATGGCACAGTTCGAGGACAAGAGCGGGCAAAGCTGGAGCGTGAATCTCGATCCAGTTATAGCGATGGAAGTGCAGGAAAAACATCAGGTCGAACTCGCAAACTTAGAGACCGATCCGATGTTGAAATTGAGATCAAACCCGATGACCCTAGTGTCGGTCCTGCATCTGATGTGCTCGGAACAGATCAAGGCTCGGGATCTATCGCCGACTGATTTCGCGAAGGCCTTGCCGTTTCCCCCGGATGCAATGCTGTCCGCAGTCTCGGAGGCCATCGTAAGTTTTTTCCCGACTGGGCGAGCGTCTCACGTTGCAGGGGTGCTGGCCGGATACGAAAAAATGGGCACCGAGACGGACGAATTGACTACAGAGAAACTTCAGAAATTGCTGGACAATCCAGCGACGATGCAGCGGATCAGCGAGGTGGCGGATCAGGAGATCGAGCGAGCGATGCAGAGTCTGAGCCAGACAGTTTTGCAACGTGGCACGTCGAGTACGGCGGCAGAGATTGCGTCTACATAATTGATGGCATGAGCGCCGTTGAAGCTTGTTTTCAATTTGCTGGTGTCGTCGGGATCGAGCCACGGGGCAAGACACTAAACGTACTTTGGCGAATGGCTGAAGGCAAAGTCAAAAACAAACGACGTGAGCAGTTGGAGCTGGCGACGTTGGTTTGGGGCATCGGCGAAATCGACTGGGAAGAATATTTGCTCTACGGCGAAATGACAGAGACAGGCAGCGGCGGGCCAGTGCAGCTTGACCCCGAGCTGCAGGCGCAAGTTGAAGCGGAATCTGAACGACTGAGAAACGAAAACCCCGGACTGCCGAAAGTGAGGTAACAGATGGCACGTGCTGACGTGATGGCGGGCCGTGCGTATGTCTCGCTCTACATGCGAGATAAGCTCACCCGTGATTTGCAAAAAGCAAAACAGCGGGTGAATCAGTTTGGCGCGGACATGATGTCACTGGGAACCAAGATGGTTGCCATGTCGGCAGCTATTGCTACGCCGATCGGTTTTGCGATTGCGAAATTCGCGCAATTCGATGACGCGATGCGGGCCGTGAAAGCAGTCACGAACGCGACCGGCGACGACTTTGATCGGCTAACCGAAAAAACGAAAGAGCTGGGACGCACTACCAGTTTCACGGCGATCCAAGTCGCCGAACTGATGACCGAGCTTGGGCGTGCTGGATTCAAAACGGACGACATCGACCGCATGACAGAGTCGGTGATGAATCTCGCGAGAGCAACCGGGACAGACGCCTCTCTGTCTGCCGGGATCGTCTCCGCAACACTGCGGCAGTTTGCTCTGGACGCAGGCGAAGCGGCCCGCGTGGCTGACGTGCTAACGATGGCGGCGAACTCGACATTTAATACGGTCGAAGGCCTAGGCGAATCGCTGTCTTATGCAGGTCCGGTCGCTAAAGATTTGGGGATGTCGTTTGAGGACACAGTGGCTATCCTCGGGAGTCTCGGAAACGTCGGCATCCAAGGCAGCAACGCAGGCACGGCACTGCGACGCCTAGGGATCATTTCAGCGGCGAGCGGCAAAGAACTCAAGACGTTATTCGGCGTGATGAACGCAGACGCGCAGGGCAAAATCAAACCGCTGATCCAGATCATGGATGAGATCGGCGAATCGACTGCAAAAATGACGGACGTCGACCGCGTGCAAAAGATGTCTCAGGCGTTCGGTCTGCTGGGGATCACGGCGTCCTCCGTGCTGACTAAGACAGGTCAGTCGACCTCAGAATTCTCAGCGTCCTTGCTCAAGGCTCAAGGCATCTCTGCAGCAACTGCCGAGCAAATGGATTCAGGACTCGGCGGATCATTTCGTATCCTCATGTCAGCCGCGGAGGGGCTACAGATAGCAATCGGCGAAGCGCTGGCAGGGTCACTGGCCGGAATCGTGAAATCAATTACAGCCGTACTCGGCAAGGCGACCGAATGGATTGGAAGAAACAAAGAACTGGTCACGACGTTTGCGTCAATCACTGCAGGCATTGGAGCGGCTGGCGTTGCCCTGATCGCTCTGGGTGTGTCGGCTAAAATCGCGGCCATCGGAATGGGTTTCGCGATCGGTGTGCTTGGAGCTATCAAACTGGGAGTCAGCGGCACGCTTGCCGTATTTAATGCGTTCCGTGCCGCCATTGTTGGCGTTGCCACATTCATGCAGGCGGGCTTCGCCACAGCGGTTGCGGCCGGGGCGTTTGTTGTTGCCGGGATGACCACGGCACAGGGCGCAGCGACTACCGCGCTAGTACCGTACGCTGCCATTACGTTCAGTGCGGCGACGGCGGTGTCGTCGCTGGCGATCGCTACGACAGCAGCAACCACGGCTATGATTCCGTTTACTGGTTCGGTCCTCGCGCTGACTGGCGCTGAAGCCGGAATGATTGTCACCAGCGGTGTGGCATCTGGTGGCTTGCTGACGTTGTCCGGATCTGCAGTAGCAGCAACTGTTTCCACTGGCGTGCTTGCTGCAGCAGCTGGCGTGCTGTCTGCAGCGTGGACAGTGGCAGCAGCGGCCATCGGGGCGGCCATGGGCGTCATCTCTTCTCCGATTTCGATCGCGACGATCGCGATTGCGGCGCTAAGTGCAGCGGCGCTGGTGGCAACAGCCAAGGCCATTGATTTTACAGCAGCCTGGGGCGTCGGAAAAAACATGCTCAATGAACTGATGATCGTCGCTAGGCGGGTTGGCTCAGTGCTAATGTCTGCACTGTCAGGCGGAGATTATGACATCGCATTCCGGGCGGCTATGGCAGGCGTAAAGCTTGCGTTAGCTGAGGGCATCGAAGCGATGGGTGAATTGTGGGTTATGTTTTGGAAACAAGTTTGGGAGTCGACGAAAAAGTTTTTCCAAAATCTACTGTCGACAACCTGGAAGGCCGTCAACACAATTGCAGACGCGCTGTCGGATCCGTTTGCGGCCGTCCGCTCGACGTGGGCGACGTGGGGTGGCATGAAAAGTCTACTCTCGGAAGAACTCCATATCACACTCGGCATTGATACCACACAGATGAAACAAGACGCTCGCGATGAGTTGTCACGACTGGAGCAGGAGCTCGAAGCTCGGCATGCGAAACGCGCTGCAATCGCCAAGGCCAAAGGCGAGCAGGAAGACGCTGTTGCGCAGAAAGAAGCCGACAAACAAGTCGACAAAGAAGCGGACATGCGGGAAGCTGAAGCCGACAAAGAGGAGAATGCGGGGTGGGTCGCACTGCAACACAAATGGAAGCAGATGGGCAAGGCGGAGGTGGGGGCGAACGCTGACTGGACCCCCGAGGACGCGGCGATCGCACGCCTCGAAAAACAAATCCGAGACGAGAAGAAAAAACTATCAGGCACAGCGGAACCAGACGTCAGCAGCGACAATGCTAAACGCGGTTTCAAGGTTACTTCTGGCGGGTCGTCTGCGGCTACGTTCAGCGGTCGGAGCTTGATGGCATTAGGCAAGACTGCTGGCAGCGGTGGAGACAAAACATTCAAGGCATTGATGGGCACGAACTCAGCGATCGGCAAACAGACGGCAGCTCAGAAAGCTCAGGCAGCGGCGCAGTTGGCAGCAACCAAGAAAACAATTCTGAAACATCCATAGCATGACGATTCGACTCATCATAATTCCGGACGGGATCAGCACGACAGCAGTTCCACCGACGGAAAACCATCGATTCCGATTGATAGGCACAGACGATCAGAACGTGGCGACGTCCTACGTGATGGGCGGCACTCCGAATCTTGTCACGACAAATTGGGGCATTCTTTATCGCCAAGATTTGGAACTGAACCGCACTGCGTACAACCAGTGGGATGTCGAAATTCCGTACGCCAAAGACATCAACGACACAGGCGAATGGTCGTGGGATTTTGACACTACTGGCGGCACGGTCAAAATCACGCAGGCACGGCAAGAAGTTTCGCGATACCCTGCCGGTTCTGCACCGGATCAGCAAGGGGCGATTGCCGTCGATGGCAACGAGGTCAAGGGCGTTGAGATCGTCGTTCCTGCGATGCGAGTCAACGTGACGTATCGTTATCCCGAAGGGGCGATCACGTTGTCGCAAGCAAAATATTTAAGCGACATTACGGGGACCGTAAACAACGATTCGTTCCTCACGTTCGCGCCGGGTCAGGTATTGTTTCTTGGCGCTCGTGGTGGAGACGGAACAAATTCTGAATCAGTCGTGTCGTATCAGTTTGCTATGGCGGCGAATGAAAGCGGCCTAAACATCGGCAACATCGGGGGCGTCGACAAGGAGGGTTGGGAAGTCGCGTGGATTCGTTATCAGGACACGATCACAGTCGTCGAAGGCGATGACAAGCCAACGCGTGTTCCGCAGTACGTGTACGTCGATCGAGTGTATGAACAAATTCCGATGGCTGTCTCTTTGGGATTCGGTTAACTCATGTCGTTTAGCGATAGCAAAACCACATCCGGCCAGCAGTTTCGGCCGCCACCCGCCACCGTGTGGAACAACATGGTTGACGCAGGGCAGGCGTGGGCTGATGCACGCTTCGGCACCAAACCACAGCCGCCGATTCGCCCACGGTCGACCGACATAATTCGCGTTGTAAATAACTCCGGAGCCTCACGGAAATCCGGCGAGATATTAGAGATCAGCGGAAGCGCGGTCACCGACATCAATGATGAAATCATCTGGCTGCTGGGAGTCGAGCCAGCGACGGGGCATTTCGGAATCCTGAAAGAGCCTGCAGCAGATGGCGAGATCGTGCAGATGCAGGTGTCTGGCGTCTGCATGGCGCTGGTCGATATTGCAGACACTGACGACACGCATGCAGACGCAGTCGAGGGTGAGTACGTTTTGGGATCCGGAACGGGCGGGCCGATCCAAATTCTGTACGCTCCCGAGGAGACTGGTGAGCAGATGTGTGTCGTCCGATTTGCTGGTGGTGAGTCACGGCACTTCGCGGTTTTAGTCGAAGACTTGCCAGCGTCGCCAGCCATCTACGCGACTGGCACGATTGACGCGGACAGTGATCAGTTGACGACGTCCGTTGATCTGTCGGGGTACATCGACGACTACACTGTAATCATCTGCGGCGCTGGCGTAGACGGCGTGCCGCTCGTCACCACGATCACAGCCGCCACATCCACAGTGGCCACGCTGGGCGTTGACGCAACCACCGCCGTCACAGACGCCGACATTGGAATCCTCGCAGTGGCCGACGTGTGGATCTTAAAACGCAACGCCTGCGGTCGACTGGTTCAGACTCGCGACGCGGCAAACGCTCTGATCACCGTGCCCGTCGTCAACGACTTTCGCGAGATCGACATCGCGGCAAACACACTGATCGGAATCGAATTTCAGGCGGGCTACTGGGTGCCGTACAAAACCGATTGCGATGCGTCAGCGTGGGAGTGGCCAGCGATCAGCGAATGAGAATCCAAAGCCCAAAAACTTTACGCCGGAATCAGCAGCAACGATCGATGCCCGATCCTGTTGCACCGTCAGAACCGTACCGCGTCGACGTTGTCGTTCCGTTCTGGTCGGGCGATTCGCAATGGCTGGCGGAATGCGTTGAAGGCCTGCTGCATCAGAATCATTGCACGCCGATCATTCACGTGATCGCGGACGCCTGCGAGTTTCCACCGCTACCTGCATTGCAAAACACGTCGGCCGAAATTATCCGCTATCGCACCAACAAGCCACCCGGACGAGGCCCGTACCGACTGACGAACGCACTGGTCAGACATGGGCATTGCCGCACGGATTATCTGGCATTGAATGACGCCGATGACATCAGTCTGCCTGATCGGTTGTGGCGGCAAGTCAGCGTACTTCAGCAGTCACGCTCGGTGATGATTTCGTCAGGTATGGAACAGTTTTGCGACGGCCCAGACGAGGACATGCGGAGACGATTGGCGAACGAACCGTTGCTATTTCCGGGCCGCATTTATTCGTGCGTCCCAGACGGCAGCGGCGTCAATTCCATGCGGCTGGTCAGGCTAGATTTCTTTCAATCGCTGAATGGATTCTGCAATATGTTCAGCGGCGGCGATTTCGAATTCGACGCACGCGCTCGCAAGTTCAGCCGCAAGATCATCGATCATCGTGAGATTCTGGGGCGACGGCGACTGCATCAGGGCAGTTTGTCGCATGGGATCGTTCCGCTGCGATCCACGGGTCGAGCGAGAAACAATCAGACGATTCTCAACAACCTTGCGGCTGTCAAAAAATGCCGCAAGTGCGCCCCGAATTTTGGCGCGATGGAAACTGCGTTTGAACTGGAGATTGTCTGATGCCGATGATGTCATGTTGTTGTGGTGTGAAAAACTGCCTTCAAATGTGGATGCGAACAGAAGATCCACGCATATTCGAGTTCGACGCTGTGAACTTCCAACTGGCGGAAAACCCGCTGGCTGACCTGCTCGGCAGCAGTTACACGGTCGCTTTGGACGGATACCCGACTGGGCCAAAGACGCTGCCCGGTGGCGCGCGGTCATTCGGGCCGGGCGGAAACACGGGCGTGGGATTCTTCAACGCGAATTCAAGATCATTGCGATACACGTCGCTTCTGGAATGGCCGGACCAAACCGTTTCCACGGTTTCAACCGATGCAATTCTTGACGACGGTCGATACATCACGCCACCGAGTTTTTCAATCACGTTCGGCGAGTTTCAATTTCCGCCAGACTGCAATCTTGGTGCAAGCGTCACGAAAAGCTACTTCAATCGCACATTCAGCGGAGTTGTCGCGTATCCGCCCGCGGCGATTGCATCGCTTGGCGCTTACATTACTGGCGGAATCTCCGGCAACGCAGAACACGTCGTGACCGGGGCACCGATCGACAACACGTCGGAAGCTTACAACACTGGGCCTGACGAGCACTGGACATTCGACAGCCTGCCCGTTGCACCTAATCCGTCGACTGTGGGGTTTATGTACGACACGCAGGAACGACTGCCGATTACGCTGAGCAAGGTTTCCCCGGCTGGATTCACCTACACACCAACAGTCTGGTTTGTGCGGAAGTACAACTCCACGATCGGATACGCTCCAATCAAGCTAGATGAGTTTCCGCAGTCCGAATTGGTGTACACGGATGGCTCGGCTGGGGGATGGTCGATTGTTCTGGGGTCGCATGAGTCACCTGATGGAGACCCGACAATTCCAGACGTCTACGAGGCGGACGGATGCCAAGCAAATTACAACGGAGCTCGCATTCTGGCGACGTTAGACGATGTGGGATTCGTTTCCACTGCGGTGCACGACATCTTTCAAGACGATATTCTTGGCGGTTACGCCAACCGTCAATGCACGTGGTCACCTGATGTTCCGTATTCGTGGGGCACGCCGACGGTCGGGCGAGTCGATGAAATCATGTCGATAGTGAATGTTAGTTCCGCGTTCGAAAACGGCGTGTTTATCGTTAAGGGAAACCCGCAAACGTTCGTCGCTCGATCAACGAGGTTGACTCCGATAACCGTACAGTCAAAGCCAACAGATCAATCTTTGGGCTCGCCGTTTTCCACACATCATCATAATCACATCACTCGCGTAACAAACGAGTGCATTTTCCCGCCTGACGCTCGGCATGCGTGGGGCCGAATGCCGCCGGCGGCGATCACTGGCGTGGGCCTCGAAAACAACCCGACGGAATCCGGCTACGGCTTTTACCAATTCAAATTCTACCAAGCGGTTGATTTTCGTTTTCATCAAAACGAAGCATCGACAACTGTTGGGAATCCGGTACTAGGTGGCCCGTTTCAAACGCAGCAAGAAGCAAAGGATTTCGCCGACGCACACGCGCTGGAGAATGGAGGCACGCCGCCGAATTGGCAAGGCAACTACGCAAACATCAGCAACGAGTATTTGTTTTTCGCAGCGGATTTAGACGATTACTTCGTCGCAGACATGAACCTTGACGACGACGAAAAGAGTTCTTACCAGTCGGTCACATTTAACGTGTTAGAAGTTCCCGAATCCGAGTGGCTGTTCCCACTACCAGCGCTGCCCGCGATCAATGAGTGGGCTAGTTTCCTCGGCAAAGGCAGCGGCGACAGCATTCCCACAAAGCACGGCATCTATACGATCATTTCAGGCTTCGGGTTCGGCCTCGGTTCACAGATGCAAGTGCGGTTTCCGATCCATGCACGCAACGCACGGCCAACGTACGTCGGAGAGGCAGATTTTGACTTTAGGTTTGTCCACTCGCAATTCGGTGCCGGAATAAATCAACAGCTGAATTACTATCCGCATTCGTGGGGTAAACAGTATGGCGCCGCTGATAGCCCACCGTGGGAATCA